ACAATGAGCACTATCAAGAAAACAACAGAGGACGGATGGGACTGCGCCCCATCTCTCCGAGAGACAGCCCGTGTTGTCGATGACTTCGGCCACCTGTTCTATGAGATTAAGAACTGCGTCCGTGCAATGTCCACCGAGGATATGCTGACCGAACTACGATACTTCGTAGAGTGCCTCGATGAGGCCGTGTCTCAAGCAGAGAATCAACTCGATGGCGTTGAATTTCAAACCGTGAGCGATGAAGACTGACATCTACTGGACCTATTGGACTATCTACAACGAGATAGACGACCGCATCTACGATGGCACGCCATTGTTTTACAACAGGAAGGACGCTGTGATGTGGTTTCACAAGAACGATGGTAGACCATCAAGCATGGTCATTAAAGTTCAGGTAAGAAAGAAGGATTAACATCCGTTAACACAATATCCTACACACTAATCCGTTCTAATAACAGAACACAATACAACGCACAATGGAATACACAAAAGAACAAATCAAACAGGCCGAAGTAGCTTTCGACAAACTCCCCCCTGCCAATCGTCTAGCCACCAAGTACATTCAGTCTGACGACTACAAGTACGTCCTGTACTGCTACAAGGAACAAAACGGGTGGAGGTTCCGCTCCAAGGCATATGATATGGTGAGAGATATTGTCGGAGATGAGGCATATGGTGTCGCGCGTGATGCGGAATGGCAAGAGAAGCTGATGAATACTGACGTTGGTTTGCGGTTTCGTCGTTACACCCAAGATGTTGCAGACATCATTCAAGATAGCCTTGACAAGGCGCTCGCTGACTACCGCTTGGCTGACAGCTTTGGCAAGAAGTTCGATGTCGTTGGCACACAGGGTGTGCGACGAGTGTTGAACTGCCCAGTCCGCAACGCATACGTCCTTAGGTTCGATGGATACTTTCAGCTATCAGTCCTCAAGGGTGAGCTCGGTGACAACTTCGGCCTGAAGGCGGGAGACTACGAGTACGTTGCAAGTGCTGATTCACTCAAGGAAATTGCTCTCGGACTCCCCTACCTCATCAACCTCAACGTGGAGCGGTGCGAGCGTGAGCTGACGCTTCTTCGTGAGCGTGGACAACTGCCTTCCAACAAGGTAGTATACAACAAGTGGTTCCTCACCGACGAAACCTTCAAGGAGATTTTGGACAAGACTATGAGTGTTGAAGAGCGGAAATTCTCTGTTGTGTACAGGGGGTACAGCGAGTTCCAATCACTTCAGGTTGTGCCTGACAAAGAGGTATCCGAGTTGGGTTCTCTGTGGAAGGTTGTGGGTAGCGGGATGACGTTCGTGCTCGCTAAAGAGATGTACAATCGTATTGAGCGACTAATCTTCTCTCGCAAGTGCGCCGAGAGCTCACGCGAGAGTGTCAAGGCGCTCCGAGATAAGCTTGCTGAGGCAGAGGATAGTGTAGAGAAATATGATTTGGAGTACCACAGTCAGGCACGCAACCTCGACAAGTTCCTGAGCAATAACAGCATCCCTGACGACGTTGTAATTAAAATCAACAAGTGTTTAACTAGAACAAATCAGAAGTAATGAATGGTCAACTGCCACATGAGGTCATCATGACACTCGAAGACAAAGCCAAGTTGTTCGACAAGATTGTGCGCTACCACAAGATTAAGGTAGACCTGATGAAGCAGTCCAACACCAACGGACAGGCAATCTCAAACCGATTCATGATTCAAGTCACAAAAATTATGAGAGATGCAGAACGCTATGGATTCCTTTGACCACATGGGATTTCAACAGGTCATCCCCCCAGTGTTAAACAAAATTAACAGACACATCCTTGCTTTTCAACAAAATACTTCCGAACTTTGTAAAACAAATCAACCAAGCGATACTGCTTCGCTCCATCAAGAAGCAGGAGAAGCTGTTGATTCAATCACTAAAAACCAAACTCAATGAAGATACTGCATTGGATTGTACTAATAACAGCACTACTAGTAAGTCTTCTAATGTGGCTGCCAATGTACATCATAAGAAATGTATTCATACACAGCCTCATGGTGGCAAGCGAAGCAAGCGAGAAGGCATTGGGTCTTAAGATAGACCTACCCAAAGAATAAAATTAGAATCTCAAATTAATTAATCATGTCAGAACAGACAACAACACCAGCGGCCATCGTAGAATCAATGGCAACCATTCAGTCTTCCCTCAAAGCCCCCAAGGGACAGACAAATAAATTCGGAGGATACAAGTACCGCTCATGCGAGGACATCCTCGAAGCAGTGAAGCCACACCTTCAAAGCCATAACCTTGTGCTCACCATCACCGATGAGATTACCGAGGTTGGTGGTCGGGTGTACGTCAAGGCAACAGCAGTTGTGCACAACAAGGAAGGCCATTCAATTCAGACCACGGGGTTTGCTCGTGAGGAAGAGAACAAGAAGGGCATGGACTCATCGCAGATTACAGGTTCAGCCTCTAGCTATGCTCGCAAGTATGCCCTCAATGGATTGTTCTGCATTGACGATACCAAGGACAGCGATGCAACCAACAACCATGGGCGCACTGCCCCAACAGCCAAGGCCGCTCCCGCCCCCAAGCCTCCAGTAAAGAAGGCAGAATCATCGGGTCTGAGTGACGAGGAGATGGAACAGCTAGAGAACTATATCCGCAACAGCAAGAACAGATTGGCAGCATTCCAAGCTGTTGACGAGAAGCATGGTAAGCGCATGTCAATCGAACAGAACGACTACCTCAAGTCTGTTTGTTGATGATGGAGTTTGCTAACAAACTTGCGGAGCGAGTGGGCAAGGGATACTTGTCCTACTCCTCCTGCAAGGAGGCCCTCAAGGACATCAAGCTATGGGAGATGTACATGCAGGGACGAATCCGCAAGGACAGCGACGCCCTTCGCTTCGGTTCCATCTACGACAAGCTTTTGTTTGAACCACAATTATTTGCAGACGAGTTCGTTATCATGAACGACGACAAGATTGTGGCAGAGATTGGGGGTAAGTCTCCGAGAGCTACGAAGAAGTACAAGGATTGGTTGAAAGAGAGAACTATCCAAGCGACCACTGACGGGAAGGTTGTTGTCAACGACAACGACTACAAGCAAGCGATTGAGATGATTGAACGTCTAGACAGAACACCTGTCCGCAAGGAGTTCCTGAGCGGGGACTATCAAGTAGAGTTCAACAACTTCATCGAGGGTATCCAAGGGGATGACATTCCCGTCCGAGGATTCCTAGACTGCAAGGGGGATGGGTACATCTCCGACAGCAAGACCACCCAGCGCATGAGTGGATTCAAGTACGATGTATTCAAGTTCGGGTACGACATCCAAGCTTACATCTACTGCCGAGTCTTTGATGTGGATGAGTACTACTGGGTTGTCCAAGAAAAGGTTTTCCCTTACGCTGTCGGTGTGTACAAGGCATCTCCACAAACATTAGAATCAGGAGAAAGAAAGTTTAACACAGCAGTGGAGAAGATTAAGGAGTACCTTGACGGCACGCTTATCTCCGACGCATACTACAATTACCAAGAGATATGAGTACAGAGGACATCATCAAGCAAGCCAACAAGTACTTCGGTACTGACGTGACCAAGGCCACTAAGTTTCAGACACCACTATGGGATGCCAAGTGCAGTGTGGTTAGGTACCTCGTCGCCGACAAGAACGTTCCTTACACCGAGCTTCATGCCCCGCTCAACTGCACAAGCAATGAGCTTTGGTTTTTGCGAGTACATGGGGACAATAAGACGATGATTCCTGCGTTCAGAAATCAGTACAACGACTTCGTTAATACACTAAACCCTTAATTTTTTAGCCATGTCGAAAGACAAAAACAAGAACTACGTAGGATACGTAGAACCACACGTCTCACTCAAGGTCAAGTTCAGCTTGTCTGAGTTGGAACAGATGAAGCAGTTCGCCACTGAGAAAGGCAACGTCTACATCAAGGTGAACATCACCAAGAACAAGGACCAGAACAACAAAGGCAATGCCTGGGCTATTATCGAGGACCCTGCGTCCTGGAAGTCTGAAAACCCAGCTGAAACGTCAGCTGACGGCATGCCGTTCTGAGCCTAGGGTGGCGCATGGTGTGCAGGGAGAGCCTGCAACGGGCCTAAGTATTGGGCCTTAGGAAACAAAGCCACCCTACTTATGCCCTCGTAGCTCAACAGGATAGAGCATTTCACTTCTAATGAAACGGTTACAGGTTCGAGTCCTGTCGGGGGTACATCCCATTTATTCTAGCCCTTGTGCGCAATTGAAACTCTACCTTGTCGGGTGAGGTGGGATATCCAGTCAGACATCCATCTGTTCGAATGAATGGTATTGGATTAGATGATGTTTGGAATGATTAAGTCGGGGCACAAGGTTGATGACTCATTGCCCGTTATGGATATCAAAGACTGACAGCTTGGAAAGACAGGCCAATTATCGGAAGTATCTCCTCAAGCTTATACCTTGTAGAAAGAGTAACTGGTCACATGTGGGTTCAAGTCCCGCCTTCCGAACGAATCAGGGCGCATGGTGCTCGGAGGTGTTCGATTCCCCTCCGCCCTCAACACAATAGAGCCATGAAAAAAATTAATACAAACCCCTTTGTATCTCAGGTAAGAGATAGGTACTTTGAAGAGATTGGCATTGGCCATCTGAGCAGAACTTCTAAGAGCAGGTGGATGAAGAACAGGAAGCGGCCCAATGTAGAGGCCCGTGCCGCACTCTTTAATGCTATCGCTCCATTCGTTGGTAGGGTTGAGTGCGCCTCCATGTTCGGCAAGGACCACGCCACGGTACTCCACGCAATTAAAAATCATGAGATGTACCTAGGCTACAGCGGGCACTACGGTGAGTGCTACGAAAAGGGTACTCGTATTGTCTCGGAGGTGGCCAACGAAATGAACATGCACCCCATCGGGAGATACAGACACTACATCAATAGCGAATCAGAACTAGAGGTTTTGCAACGCACACTCAACAACATTCAATCAACCATCGACAATGTCAGAGAACGCATCAAAAAGAATCAAAGCTCAGTGCGACAGTATCGCAGAGTTCTTGATAAGCAAGAACAATAAGTACGGAGACTCAGCGTTAGAACCACTGAACATCTTCAGCAAGGCAACCCCTGTCGAGGGACTGCTTGGGCGCATCGACGATAAGCTCAAGCGCATGAGGAACTACGACTCAGTGACTGAAGATGAGGACGTCATCAGAGATTTAATTGGATACTTAATACTACTAGAACTAGCAATACAAGATGAGCAACCCAATCGTAACCATCTTCCCTTCCATTCATCAAGTGCAGGAACCAACCTATATCCGTTTGGAGACAGCACTTCAACGCATCAAGGAAGGAAAGCACACAACGAGGATTGACCGCATCCGAGAGGGTGACAAAAAAGAGAAGACCAAGCTGCCTATTGTCCTGTTCTCTGGGGAGTTCAGTGGTAGGAAAGACGATGAGCTGAAGAGACATAGCGGGCTTATCGTCCTAGACTTTGACCACGTTGATGTGGACAGGGCTAAGTCTGTGATAGGCTCGGACAAATATGTTCGTAGCTGTTGGATTAGTCCAAGCGGCAACGGCATAAAGGCATTGGTCGAGGTGGCCGAACCCTCACGACACAGAGACCACTTCCGTAGTCTTCAGAAGTACTTCGACAGCCAGTATGGTTTGGAGGTAGACTCAACAGGCATCAACGAATCCCGTGCCTGCTTTGAATCTGCGGACCCCGACATCGTGGTGCGGGACGCATCCGACGTGTTCACTGGCATGATAGGTGAGCGAAGCAACGATGATTACATCCTCGACATTCAGAGCAAGACTGACTACGAGAAGCTGAACATCGCTGCCCGCATGATTAACAGGGCCTCGGACGGGGAGAAGCACGCGACACTCATCAGGGCATCACACCTTATCGGTGGATACATAGCGGCGGGAAAGATTGAAGAGGACGTAGCGTTTTACGTACTTGAGAGGGAGATTGAGAAGCACGACCTAGAGGACATGGACTTGGCTCGACGCACCATCAGAGATGGTATCAGCCACGGTAAGACGATGCCTATTAAGGAAGTGATTGAGGATGAGGAGAAGATTAAGAGGGACATGCTTCTGCAGGATGGCGACATGTCATTCATCTCGTCCGACGACGCAGACTTCTTGTGGATTGACCAGTATCGACAGGGGAATATTGAGGTTGGCCTGTCCACAGGCAACACTAGGGTCGACCAGAACTTTAGGTTCAAGAAGGAGTTCGTTATGATTAACGGGCACAGCAACATCGGTAAGACTACATTCACCCTGTTCCTTATGGTCAGCGCAAGCATGAACCACGGGTGGCGATGGGTTATCTACAGCGCAGAGAATAGTACGGCTGCTATCAAGATGAAGCTCATGCAGTTCTGTTTGAACAAGCACGTCAGCAGCATGAGGTATCAAGAACAGAAGCGTGCATACGAATGGGTTAAGAAGCACTTTGTTGTAATAAAAAATGATGAGGTGCTTAGCTACACAGACGTGCTGTTGTACGCAGAGAAGCTGCACAGAAACAAGGCTATCGACGGGCTGTTCATCGACCCCTACAACAGCTTGCGCATCGACGGCATGAAGGGTAAGCACCTTAACTCCCACGAGTACCACTACGAGGCAGCCTCTGACTTCCTAACCTTTAGCAACAGGCTGGGTGTAGCTATATGGGTCAACGCTCACAGCGTTACTGAATCACAGAGACAGAAAGACCCTGACGGATATCCCCGCGCCCCATACGCAGAGGACACAGAGGGTGGTGGTAAGTGGGTGAACAGAGCGGACTGCTTTATTACCCTGCACCGCAAGGTTCAACACGTTGACCCCAACATTAGGTACTGCACAGAGATGCACGTTCGTAAGGTTAGAGAGACGGACACAGGCGGAGCACCTACCCCGTTTGCAGAGCCACTGTTCTTCAGATTCAACCAAACGAACAGCGCGTTCTACTTAGAGGGGCCAGTGCAGGATTTCTTTTCTCCACTAGGTGAACAAGTTGTTGGTGAGCAGTCTGCTTTTCATCCAGATGTTTTGTAAACTTTAGCGCATGCAGAGGAAGCCACGTAAGAACCTCACGCGACCAAGAAAAAAGACTGTTAAGACTAGGAACCTTCGACGCGATGGTAAGCAGCTAAAGTCTAACCTTGAGACTTATTGTTACGACCAGTTGAAGGAGACGGATATTGATTTCGTTTACGAAGGGGAGACGTTTGTGGTGCAGGATGGGTTTAGATACCCAGGCATATACTACAAATCAACCAAAGCCAAGGACTACATGATGAACGCAACGGGCAACGCAGTCTTGCAGGTGAAGTACACGCCAGACTTTGTTTCCCACAAACACAAGTTCATCATCGAAACCAAGGGCTATGTTCCATCGCAACACACCTTCCCTATCAGGTGGAAGATGTTCTTGAAATATCTAGTTGATAATGGTATGGAGGACTACATGCTCTTCATACCCAAGAACAAGAAGCAAGTAGACGAAACCATCCAAACAATCCGTCGTGAAATTAGAAACTCTCAGTGAAATTTATTTCACATCAACCTCAAGCATACAGCGGGAAGCGACTGAGCTGTACGAAGCACTGCATACAGAGTGCGGCAACCCGCACACCAACTGGGTACGAGTGCTTGACCTAGTACGCTCGTTCAAGAACACCGTGTCTGTAGAGCTTGATACCATAACCACCGCTTGCGAAGAACACAATGAAGCCGAATTTTAAGGGGGCTCTTGGGTATGGCAAGGAGGGTGAGATGATGTTCGAGGATTACCTCGTGTCCAACAATCACACCGTAATAAACTCTGACGACCAGAGGCAGGGCAAGAACTTGTACTGGGACCTAGAGATTGAGAACGGGACTAGGTTCGAGATTAAGTACGACCAGAAGGCGTGGGTTTACTACCACATGAAAGAGCACCAGCGCTGCCCAAACCTTTTCCTTGAGCACTGGTCAAAGACAAGAGGTGAGAAGTGTGGCCTATACTCTTCGCTTGGAGAGGCAGACATCTTCGTCTATATCATGAAGAACATTGATGCAGACGGTAGGCATATTGGCGATTACGCTCACACCTTTTACCTTGAGCCATTGATTGTGTGGTGCGAGGGTAAGAAATTCAGGACCGCACCATGCAGCACATCTGGTGATGACAATGCAGAAGGCTGGCTTGCTCCTGAGTGGGACATCATAGCAGACCAAGCGTTTAACGGATACATAAAGAAGATAACATTCGACAAGTGATTTCACGCAGAAGAAGAGACTACTCAAGTACAACAGGCAGGGTTTCTGAGGTGAGATTTAAGCGTGCTGCTGAGGCACTAGGTTTTGATGTAGCAAAATCATCGAAGGGCTCAGACATCCACCATCACATAGACTTTCACATGACCATGGGCAACAAGACATGGTCTGTTGATGTAAAGGGAAACAATCTTCCAGATGAGATATGGTGCGAGTTCAAGAATGTTCATGGAAGAGACGGGTGGATGCGTGGTAGAGCAAGCATCATAGCATTTGAAATGCCAGAGGAAGGGGGGTTCTGCGTGGTCAATAGAGACAAGCTTCTTGAATGGTGTAACGAAAACATATCTGATGTGCTCGTTGACAGTAAGGACGTGGCCTACAAGAAGAAGTATACAAGGGCCAATAGGAAAGACGTGGTGACTAAAATTTATCTTGATGACCTGAGGTCAATAGAATCTTTCAGAGTCTGGAAATACAGAACTGCGTAGCTATTATTTACGTCTTGGGTTCGGATATGAGGGGCGACTACATAAGTTGTCCCTCTCTTCTTTTCGTAACTTGCAGTGTTAAACAACTGACCAATGAGATACTTCTTACTTGCAGTAACACTGCTTATTATCAACAACGTAGCGGCTCAAGAATGCTCTCTTCTTACCGACGGAGTAAGAACAATGGGCCTTGTTGAGCGTGACTATCCCAGCCTTGCTGATGTAGACACAGTCACCATCCCTATTGTGTTTCACATCGTCCACACTGGGGCTGGAGAAGAGAACAACATCTCTGATGCACAGGTATACTCTCAGCTTGATGTGCTCAACGAAGAGTTTGCCGACAGCAAGATTCAGTTCTGCATGGCCGCACGAGACCCTTGGGATAATCCAACCGATGGCATTACTCGCTTCGACGGGAGCATCTGGGAGGACTATTTGTATGAGGGAATCTCAAACGGGAACGACACCGACGCCATGGACCAAGAGGACCTAAAGGAGGCTGTGGGGTGCTGGAATCCTAACGAGTACATCAACGTATACGTGGTCAACGAAATCAACGGCAACAACGGCGGCTGGGGAATCCAAGGGTTTGCCTACCTCGGACCCACGGGAGATTGCCGTGACGGTGTCGTCGTGCTTTACAACGTAGTGGGGACCGTTGGGGTACTGAAGCCAGGAAGAGAGCTGGGGTTTACCACCGTTCACGAGATAGGCCACCACCTCTCGCTTTGGCATACGTTCTCCAACTCGTCTGGATGTGGGGAAGAAAGCAACTGTGAGAGCCAAGGGGACCAAGTATGCGACACCCCACCGACGTGGGAGAACAACCAATGCACGGCCCCGAGTTGCCCAGACGCGCTCGTTGAGAACTTTATGGACTACACACCAGAG